TGAACATTCCAGGACATCTGTATATTGGGTAGCCAAAGTAAGTAGCAGTATCAGATTTTGCGTCAAAACCTAATCCTGATATTTGACCTTGATTAGAACCTGCACTAGCTAGAGCTTGAATATAAAAACCGTAAGTTTTATTATTCATATAGAATCCAACACCTGGCTTAGTTAATATACCAGAAATATCAGAAGCAGCTTTATCGTAAACAGCAGCCATATCAGTAAGAATGTCTGAGGCAGCTAAAGCGTCAGCAAAATCAACTTCTGAGAAGTCTTTACAAGCACTAGCGTCTGCTCCTGTTTCGTCTTGTGTTCCATCATCTGATAAGAACCCTGTTCCAAAAGGTGAAGATCCTTGCCATATACCAATCTCTAATTGAGCAGCAGCTTTTCCTGCGATTACTTGCAATAAGAAATCTCCAAAGTTTTGAGGAAGGTTTCCGTTTCTATCCATTCCTTGCCCCATCCAAGTAGGGAAGATAGTTCCACGACAAATTTCTTCGTTAACTTTTAAATCAGTTAAGGAAAGAACTTGCTCTGATGTAGAAGTATCATTACCACTTGAAAATGCACAAGCAGAAGCAACAATAGGATTTGCCGAAGCAATATTATTAATTACAGCAGACTTTGTCAATCCGTCTATAGTTCTTACGTAGCCTTTTGCGACAGTATCAGGTGACCTTAACGCAGCAGTTACATACGGCAAACTGTGAACACCTGCGTATGTATCACCATTTACAGTAATATCAAACTCATAGCGTTTGTTGTTAGCCAATTTCATAATTTGGTTTTTATTTTCTTTTTTCATTTTTCTAATTATTTATTAAATATTTAACTCTGTCATTAATT